GGTGATGATATTGTTCCAGCGACTCCTCCATGGCTTGCTGGATACGTTCATACTCATCCAGTTATTAAACTTAAAGATGCAAACGACACAAGATTTGATGGGGTCGCAGATCATAACATGGGCGACTACTATGACGCAGCAGTAAAGTACTACGAAAATCACAAGCATTAATTAAATGAAAAAGTATTTAAATCAAACAACAGTTAATGTCATTGCTATAGCAACTGCAGTTGTAGCAGGACTTTCACTTGTTAGTGTTGGTCAAGGACCAGACAAGGCAATGAAGAAACAAATGCTATTGAATAGACAATTGGATTATGATATAGCTCGTCTTAGAAATTGTGGTGAATTGAAAAGGGTTGGAATTCAATTCCATCCAGAGTCAACAATGAGTTTCTTATGTGCTGATGTTGTAGTAACTCCATTTGAATAATGACCTTCTTATTTTTATTATTAAAACCTATCCTCCTAATGTTAGTGAGGAAGGTTTTCAAAAAGCAGATGAAAGAGTTCGCTGTTCAGATGATGGAAGAGTATGTAAAGTCTACTGATAATGATGTAGATGACCAGTTAGTTGCACGAATTCGGAAGGCAATGAGGCTTGGAGCTGTATAAATAATTTTAACTATTAAACATTTGTAGGAAAGAATTATGTCCTTATGGGGAGCTACGGATGCCGATGAGGCTAAACCGAAGAATTTAACAACTGCCGAGAAAAAGGAAGTTTTTGCCAACAATAATGGTTGGGCCCGTGAGGCTGGATCTATTTGGAGTGGCAATGGTAATACTGATGCTGATCCAGAAATTTTAGTTGCTATTAGTGGACTTGCCGATTCAATCGGTGCTGCTGATGTTACTGAAGTAGAATGGATTACAACTGAGGCTGATAAGTCTGATGGATTTACTCTTTCAGTTAGAGTTAGATATAATGAGGCTGTTACAGTTACTGGATCACCAACCCTTGCTGTTACTAACGGAAACCAAGGATCTGGATCAGGTCGTGGACCACACACCCTTGTTTATGCTAGTGGAACAGGTTCTAACGAACTAGTATTCTCACTCGCAATTGCTGCTGGTAATGCTGCAACTAATGCAAGTGACGTACTAACAATTGGTGCTCAGAACATTCTGAAACCAGGTGGTGCTACAATCAAGGATACTGCTGATGGTACAACTGCTTCTGCTGTTGCAATCTCTGGTGCTCAAGGTACTGCTGCTGGATCTATAACTGTTGCTGCATAAGACAGTTAAATAATAAAACCTAATATAATTTAATATGAAGTTTGATGAATTGAATGAAAATAATTACATAATGTTTGCTATTAAGCATTATGATAATCCTCAAGCGGTCACACAAGATGACTTCTATGAGGATATGAAGCGGTTTAAATGGATTAAACGTCTCCTGAATAAGTATAAAAATTCAGGAGAATTGAATATCCATTTATTAGTAAATCATTTCATCATACTTTATAATGTCTTTGGTGAAGCAACAACTGCTTTGTTGTTCTTCAAAATTGATAAGGAGTTATGGAGTGTCTTAAAAACTTTTATTGTGTTTCTTGGAAGACTTCCCGAATACCCTAAAACTACATTGCATGATATACCAGTTGATGATAAGTGTCTGCAAGTTTTAAAGGATCTATGAAAACTTTTAAGGAATTTATGAATGAAGATGCACCAGTCAACAATGTTGGTGGTGGACAAATTTCTGGTACTCCTGAAGCAGATCCTGGCAATCCTCCTGTGAACAAGAAAAAGAAGAAAAAAAATATATACTTAGGACTACTATCCAGAACTCCCTGGTTAAGATCCGTTAAAAAGAAATGAGAGCGAACGAAGCAATACTCGAAAGACTAGAAAGAGTAATAGAGACACTACAAGATAATTCCGTTAAGATGGGGCAGATGCTTGCTGTCCATGATGAAAAATTAGACAAACAGGATCGGATTGATGCAGTACTATTTGAGAAAGTGGAATCGCTTCATAGAGAGGTCAACCGTCAAGCTACGGAGATTAAGGCAGGATGTGAGAGAGATATTCGCAAGGTAGATGATAGACTCCGCATTATAGAGAAAAAGATGTGGACTATATTTGGAGCATTAAGTATAATTAGTTTTATTGTGAGTCCAGTTGGACAAAGAGTTATAGGAACAGTATTGACACCAGAAGTAGAATCAAGTATAATAAAGAACCAGTAATACCCTCGTAATGAGTTTTGTTGATACTAAGTACATCGGACTAGTATCTGTTCGCTTGCAGAAGTTCAGTAAGAAGAAGGAAGGTCTGTATACATTCAGATGTCCTTATTGTGGCGACTCACAAAAAAATAAGAATAAGACAAGAGGATATCTATATCAATTAAAAAACGATCATAACTTTAAGTGTCATAATTGTGGTCTTTCTAAAAGTTTTACTAACTTTCTTAAAGATCAAGATATGATGCTTCATGATCAATATGTCATGGAAAGATATAAGTCTGGACTGACTGGAAAGGGTAGTACTACACCCAATCCAAAAGTTAAATCTAGTAAACCAAAATTTATAAAAAAGGATTTTGATCTTCCAAGAATCTCAGAACTAAATAAAGAACATCCTGCAAGAGCATATCTTTTCAATCGAAATCTACCAGAGAAATCCTTAAAGGAATTATATTATTGTGACAAATTTAAAGCATGGACAAATGAACAAAAACACACATTTGATGATGTAAATAATGATGAATCTAGGATTATTATTCCATTAAAAAATCGTAGTCGAATATTTGGATTTCAAGGCAGATCCCTTAATCCTAAATCTAAATTACGATATATTACTATAATGTTAGACGAGGACGCACCAAAGATCTATGGACTGGAAAGGATTAACAAAAGCAGTACAATCTACATTGTCGAGGGACCGTTCGACTCCCTTTTCTTGGAAAACTGTGTTGCTATGGCTGGGGCCGATCTTGATCTTAGGTCGTTTGGCTGGAGCGATTATATTTGTGTATATGATAACGAACCTCGCAGCAGAGAAATCGTCAACCGAATCTTCAAATCCATTGATAGAGGAGATAAGGTAGTCATCTGGCCTAAAAGCATAGATGAAAAAGATATTAATGATATGCATAATGCTGGACATGATGTGAAAAATCTGGTAGAATCTAATACCTACCAAGGACTAAAAGCAAAAGTACAACTTAACAACTGGAAACGAATATGAGCAACGGGACTAATGTACTAAAAAGAGACGGACATAGTGAAAGTCTTAATTTAGAAAAGATCCATAAGATGACAGAAGAAGCATGTGAAGGACTCGCAGGAGTCTCTGCTTCACAAGTAGAAATACAATCTGGATTACAGTTCTATGATGGTATTACTACAGCAGAAATACAAGAGATACTTGTAAGGTCTGCATCAGATTTAATTGATTTGGATAGTCCTAACTATCAGTTTGTTGCTGCTCGTCTTTTGCTTTATGGTCTATACAAACAAGTCTTTGGTAATTCGTGGAGAAAAGGTTTCCCCCATATTCTAGCTCATGTTACGTTAGGTTCTCAAAAAGGAATATATGACGAAACATTACCAAACGTGTATTCTCAAGATGAATGGGATAGAATAAACTCATGGATTGATCATGACCGTGATTTCCTATTTACATATGCAGGTCTAAGACAAGTAGTTGACAAGTACTTAGTTCAAGACAGAAGTACTAATGAGTTATATGAAACTCCTCAGTACATGTACATGCTCATTGCAGCAACAATTTTTCAAAACTATCCTATAGAAAGGAGACTCGATTATGTCAGACGATACTACAACGCAATCAGTAAGCACAGAATCAACATCCCAACCCCGATCATGGCAGGAGTACGGACCCCTCTTCGTCAATTTGCATCTTGTGTTTTGGTTGATATTGATGACACCCTCGATAGCATCTTTAGCAGTGATATGGCTATTGGCAAATATGTCGCACAACGTGCTGGCATCGGTATTAACGCAGGAAGGATCAGGGGCATCAACGCTAAAATCAGAGGAGGAGAAGTTCAGCACACAGGTGTCGTCCCGTTTCTCAAAAAGTTTGAATCAACTGTTCGATGTTGCACACAGAATGGGATTCGAGGTGGGTCAGCAACAGTCCACTTCCCCATCTGGCACCAAGAAATAAATGATATCCTTGTACTCAAGAACAATAAAGGGACAGAAGATAACCGTGTTAGAAAACTCGACTACAGTATCCAAATTAGTCGAATATTCTATGAGAGGTTCATCGAGGACGGAGACATTACCCTCTTTAGTCCTCACGATGTTCCAGGTTTGTATGAATCTTTTGGCACTCCTGAGTTTGATCAACTATATGTGGATTACGAACAGGATGAGTCTATTCCTAAAAAGACTATTAAAGCACAGGAACTCATCCTTGATCTCTTAAAGGAGAGAGCAGAGACTGGTCGTGTTTATATAATGAATATCGATCATTGTAATGAACACTCATCCTTTAAGGATAAGGTTTATATGAGTAATCTTTGTCAAGAGATTACTTTACCTACAGATCCACTTCAACATATAGATGGTAAAGGTGAAATTGCTCTTTGTATTCTTTCTGCTATTAATGTTGGAAAGATTAAAAATTTAGAAGAGATGGAGGAATTATGTGATCTTTCAGTTCGTGGTTTAGAGGAGTTGATAGATTATCAAGAGTATCCTGTAAAGGCAGCAGAAGTTGCTACAAAGGCACGTAGATCACTTGGAGTAGGTTTTATAGGTCTTGCACATTATCTTGCTAAGAATGGTGTCAAATATGACAATAAGGAAGCATATGATATTGTTCATAAATTATCTGAAGCATTCCAATATTATCTTCTTAAGTCATCTAATGAGATTTCTAAGGAGAAAGGATGTTGTGAATACTTTAATCGTACAAAATATTTTGATGGTGTATTACCGATAGATACATATAAGAGAGATGTAGATGAAATCTCTAATCCAGGATACAATTATGATTGGGATAGTTTACGGACATCTATCACCACCCACGGTTTACGGCACTCAACACTGTCCTCACAGATGCCTTCGGAGAGCAGTTCCGTTGTGTCAAATGCAACCAATGGAATCGAACCACCTAGAGGATACTTGTCCATTAAAAAATCAAAGAAAGGACCTCTTAAGCAGATTGTGCCGCAGTATGGTACACTGAAGAATAATTACACATTGCTATGGGATATGCCTGATAATAATGGGTATATTAATATAGTTTCAGTTATGCAGAAATTCTTTGATCAAGGAATCTCTGGTAATTGGTCTTACAATCCTATCAATTATGAGAATAATGAAGTACCAGTGAGTGTAATGGCAAATGATTTTTTAACCACATATAAGTATGGTTGGAAGACTTCTTATTATCAGAATACCTATGATTTTAAGACAGATGAAATTCAAGAAACAATAACATTGCAAGACAATGCATCAGTAGGTATTCAAGGACATTCAAAATTACAATCATTAGTTAGTGAACTTATTAATGCGGAGGAGGAGACCTGTGAAAGCTGTGCAATCTGATATACAAGGCATGACCGTCTTCAACCCCAATAAGGTTGATACTAAGAAACAGACAATGTTCTTTGGTCAACCTTTAGGGGTTCAGAGATATGATCAATATAAGTATCCCGTCTTTGATAAATTAACTCAACAGCAACTTGGTTATTTCTGGAGACCTGAAGAGGTATCTCTACAGAAAGACCGTTCTGATTATGCTACTCTAAGACCAGAGCAGAAGCATATCTTTACTTCTAATCTGAAGTACCAGATACTATTAGATTCCGTACAAGGTCGTGGTCCTAGTATGGCATTCTTACCATACTGTTCTCTACCTGAGTTAGAAGCATGTATGGAAGTGTGGGGTTTTATGGAGATGATCCATAGTAGATCTTATACTCATATCATTAAGAACGTATATCCAGATCCTTCTGAAGTGTTTGATACTATATTGGATAATGAAAAGATTATAGAAAGAGCAGAGAGTGTTACGAAAGCATATGATGAGTTTATTCGATATGCACAGGATTATGGTCAGAGTAATAGTTGGAAATCTGACATGTATAGTCATCCCAATTCGGAATGGACAAGAAAGGATTTAAAAAGACATCTTTATAGGGCAGTAACTAATGTCAACATACTTGAAGGTATTCGTTTTTATGTTAGTTTCGCTTGTACTTTTGCCTTTGGTGAACTTAAACTTATGGAAGGATCCGCAAAGATTGTCTCCCTTATTGCAAGAGATGAGAACCAACACTTGGTACTCACCCAACAAATCTTAAAGAAATGGCAGGATGGTGATGATCCTGATATGATAGACATCATGAAAGAAGAAGAGGAATATGTATATGATATGTTTAAGAAGTGTGTAGAAGAAGAGAAGGCATGGGCAGAATATCTATTTAAAGATGGGTCTATGATTGGATTGAATGATAAGTTATTGCATCAGTATGTTGAATGGATTGCGAATAAGAGGATGAAGGCAATAGGATTGAATCCTATCTATGATATTCCTCTTAGAAATAATCCATTACCTTGGACAGAACACTGGATTTCATCTAAAGGATTGCAGGTGGCCCCTCAAGAAACTGAAGTTGAGTCATATATAGTAGGTGGTATTAAACAAGATGTCAAAAAAGATACCTTCTCAGGATTTAAACTTTGAAAATCCAAGACCAGAAGAGGAAATTGCTGATGATCTTCAATGGAATATTGAGGATATGTATGACGCTTATCGTGATGCTGCAGATGACTATGAACAGGTTATGAAACAGTTAGAAGATGAAAACTCAGAGTGCAAAAGCGAAGGGACGTAATTTACAGAAGTGGGTTGTACAACAACTTATAGAAACCTTTAATATACATCCAGAAGATATAAAGTCTTGTTCGATGGGAGCAGGTGGTGAAGATGTAGTGATGGCACGAGCAGCACGAGAGAAGTTTCCGTTCAGTGTAGAGTGTAAAAATGTTCAGAAATTAAATGTATGGGATGCCTATGAACAGGCACAAGCAAATTGTAATGGGTATGAACCTATTGTTGTTATGAAGAAAAATCACAAAAAACCATTAGTGGTGATTGATGCCGAGCATTTTATAGAACTCTGTTCTAAAATTAGATAAATAAAAAAAGAAAGTATTATTTAAAAAGATGAAGTCAACACCTCGTCAATTAAAGGAAGCAACGAAGGCCTATGCAAAGGTTGTAGACCATCTAATTGCTGAAGGATATGCAAATAATAAAGTAGATGCTGATAATATTATCAGTGGTATGAGCGAAGATTGGTATAGTCTTATTATTCAAAGTTAACAAATAGATTTTATTATGGAAACCCTTGAAGGGGTTGCGTTTGAAAAACCATTCCCCCATTTAATAGTTCAAAATTTTTATAATCCAGAAGAGTTGGAACTCATCTGGGAGGAACTTAAGTTCTATACCAAACCAGGTAAGTTTTTAGATGCAAAGGGATTTGGTGGTGTAGTAGATAAGACCAACTCACATGCTATTATACTAGATGAGATTTATAAGACGAATAGAAAGTTATCTAATATACTAACTGTTAATAGAAAATTATTTACAAGTGAGACTCTTGATTTATTTGCAGAGATACATGATTGTTGTTGTATTGCCAATCAATCTAATTATGATGTAACTAAAGTAAGATACTATTATAATGATGATTACTATGATCCACATACAGATAAGTCATTTCAATTTTTAGCATTCTCTTATTTTCATAAACAACCAAAGAAATTCTCTGGAGGAGAACTTTTATTTCCTAAGTATGATTATTATTATCCTTGTGATGATAACTCAATGATTATATTTCCTGGTTGGGTAGAACATGGTGTAAGTAAAGTTAAGATAAATGATTCAGAATATTATGATGGTCATGGTAGATATGCTATTACAAGTTTCTTTGGATCTAAAAGTCGTTAATAATTATTGCCATTATCTTGAATTAATCCCCAAGTTGTAGCAAGATATTTTGTTGCACCTATAGGTGGATTTCCTCGATGTGTATGCGTAAATGCACAGGGGAATATAGTTATGTTACCTTGTTTAGGTTTAACTCTCTTATTGAAATATAAAAATTCTGTTTCTCCTCCTTCAAAATCATCATTTAGGTATATTTGAACTGCAAGGTATCTGTTAGCATTCTTTAATCCATTATCTTCAAAGTGCCAATTGTGGAATCCTCCACCTATTGGTATTTTTTTTACTTTAAAATCTAGAAATAAAAATTTATTTCTATTCAGAACACTGAACTCTTTTAGGTAATGATTCACACAACCTGTAATTCCAGGAGATATATTTTCTACAACCCAATTCCATACAGGAAGATCGTAACTGTATGCTAAGTTCTTGGTTTTATGATCAAGTAAATGTTTATTATCAGATTCATTTGTTATGAAAGATCTTTCTTCAAGTAGATCGATATATTTTATTAAGTCTTGACATTGTTCTTTATTATATACATCCTCATAGACTGCAATGAAGTCAGTCCTATTAAATTTAATTTCACGCATGACAAAAGTTCTTTTAGTTATTTATTCAAGCTACTCCAATGTGTGAACCACCAGATTCTGAACCTGTATTTGCAGTACCACCTGTTTCTGAACCAGATTCACTGAAAGTATATGCTATTTCGTCACTTGCTTTACGAATTGCGGATCCATTTCCACCAGCAGAACCACCACCACCTCCTCCATCACCACCAGGAGTACCTCCACCACCAGCAGCATTTTCTTGATCTCCTCCACGACCACCATTCCCACCTATTGCTTCATTTGCATTATTTCCACCATTTCCTCCACCACCACCTTGTTCTCCACCAGCTGGTGTTGATCCACCTCCACCAGCACCACCGCCACTGTGAGAGTTGTTTCCAGGACCATCATTACCTTCAGTTCCACCAGTACCAGCACCACCACCAGGGAATCCAGCACCTCCACCACCGCCACCGCCACCAGCAGTTCTATCAGCACCAGGATCTTCGTCACGATCAGATCCACCGCCTCCACCACCGCCATAACCACATTGCAATGTTCCACCACTTTCAACAATGACAGCAGTTCCACTATGGTCAATTCCTAATGCAGCATTTCCATCTCCACCATCTCCACCTGTTCCTGAACCATGATCAGCACCAGCACCACCATTTCCACCAGCACCCATAAGTTTTCCTGAACTACCAATATCAACATTTACTGCAGCACTTTCAAATGTTCCTGTTCTTAATGCACAGTTATTTGCACTACCAGTTGCTGATCCTATTGTTTTATTAACTCTGATATAAATTTTATGTCCAGAAGCATCACTAGCATTTCTACTTGCTGCTGGACTGGTTAAAGCCCCAGATCCAACGCAATTTACATTGTTATTAGTATATTCTGTTTTTGCATTAACTCTCTCATTTGCACAGTCAGTATGACAATCAATAACAACGTTTAATTTTTTTCCATGAAAGTTACTCCATGAAATAGGATTAGAACCAGTTGGTATACCAGTGTCCAATGAACTAAAACTTTTACCACCATAAGTTTCGGCACTAATCCTATAAGCACCTATGTTATTATTAGGTGCTCCACCAAATTCGGTTTCGATTTCACTGAACTTTATTGGGTTTCCGCTAGTTGGTAATGTCATATTAGTGACTGTGAGATTTTAGTTCATCAACTTCTGCTTTGAGTTCTTTGATTGCCTCAATGAGAAGAGGTACAAGTTTTTCGTATTTAACTGCGTGTGTTCCATCATCTCTTATAGTTGTAACACCAGGAAGATCGAGTGTTTCTATTTCTTGGGCGATAATACCAGTATCTGCTTTTCCTTCATATGGAGATGCTTCGTTCCAATTAAAAGTATTACCACTAATAGAAAGTACTTTACTAAGTGCATTAGGTATAGGGGTAATATTATCTTTTAGTCTTTTATCTGAACTTGCAAATGCGGTAATATCTCCAAAACATTTAAATTCTACAGCATTACTCGCACCTACATTAAATTCTGCTACTTGTAGACTAGCATTATTAGCGTTGTTATGACAATTTATACCTATTCTACTTAGATTACTAGCACTATTATGATTTGCAATCATACATATTGCATCACTACCACCACTCACAATTATGTCACTACTGCCAAGGGCAGTCCCTTCCATTTTGAGTTTTCCACTTAGAACCAAATCATCTTGATTTGGTAACTCCTGTATTTGGGCAGCACCTACGTTTACAATTAAGGGAATTCTATCAGCCATTTATCAAAACACTTTTTTCTTTATTTATGCAAGGTTGACAAGGTAGAAAGAATAGTATATAATATATTTGTTGAATCGACGGATTTGACATGGGAGTGACTGAATAATCTTTCTGGCATATAGCTGGATAAGGTGATGAGACACAGGTGGTGCTGCACCGAAAGGTGAATCG